AATATATACTATTATATACGATAATTACGGAAGATTAAATAGAATCAACTGGTAATTATGAAAAAAAGATTATTTCCTTTATTAATTGCGCTTTCTGCGCTAGCCGTTTCTGGCTCAGCTGCATTTTATTCCGTATTTGGATTAAGTAAATTATTTGCAGGTGCAAGTACACAGGTAATTATAATGGCTGGTTCATTAGAATTTGCGAAGTTAGTAGTAGCGTCGTTATTATATCAGTATTGGGGAACAATAGGAAAATTTCTAAGATTTTATCTATCAGTTGCAGTATTTGTACTTATGATTATAACATCAGGTGGTATATACGGATTTTTATCAGGAGCCTATCAAGAAACAGCAACAAAATCAGAGTTTTTAGATAAATCTCTAGTAGTACTACAAACTAAGCAAAATAGATTCGAAGAAAACAAGGAAGATTTGTCAATTGAAAAAAATCAAATAAATACAACAATATCTGACCTTAGAACATCGCTGTCAAACCCAACTCAAGTATCTTATTATTCAGAAGACGCTGGTCAGGTAATAACAACCACTTCATCATCTGCTAGAAGAGCTTTGCAGTCAGAATTAGAATCAGCAATTACTGATAGAGACAGAATTAACTTAAAACTAGAATCAATCCAAGATTCTATTATGAAAATTGATACAGAATTACTAGATTTGGAAATAAATAATGAAGAGCAGCGAGAATTAGGTCCGCTTAAGTATTTAGCAGAGACAACAGGGTACCCAATGGGTCAAGTTGTTAATTGGTTCTTACTTTTAATCATATTTGTCTTTGACCCGCTAGCAATTGCTCTTGTTGTAGCTGCAAATTTTGCATTTATGCAAATAGAAAGTGAAAAAGAAAAAAATAGCGAAAAAGACGAATTTGAAGGTCTTGGATTGGAAGGTTTGAATCGGTTAGAAAAAGTTGAAACACTTAACAGTAAGATAGCCAAAGGTTTACATCAATTAGACGACTTCAATGATGAATTAAGACTTTCCGGCGATATACTTAATAATATGAAGGTTTTATTAAAGGAGTTTCCAGTATCGAACCCTAAAATAGAGCAGATTAAAAAAGATTTAGATTTATATGACGAAAGAAATAAAAAATAATAAATACGCAGTAGAATATAGAAAAGGAACTCATTGGAGTCAAAATCCAGAACATCTTTATAGATATATGGAATGTAAGCGCTGTGGAGCGTTTGATGTTTGTGGTGAAGATGCTGATGCAATCACATGCCACGAATGCGTAATGGAAATGACCGACCCACCAGAAATAAAAGCAAAAAGAAATACTGGTAGACCATCAGGTTGGCATTTTATGAAAGAGTACGTTGATAAGGATGGCAACGTATACCACAGAGGTAAAGAGCAGCCTAAGCTGAAAGGAACTCTTAAGCCTACTGTTATAGAAAAGAAAAAACGACTCTCAAAGAAAGAGAAGTTAGAATATAAAACAAAAGCAGCGGTACAAGTTGCAAAACTCAAAAAAGAATTAAAAGGTTTACGTTGGAAAAAGGACAAGAAGATTGTACTTCAAAGTATTAAAAATTATAGTAAGGTTATGAACGGTAAGTTTACAGAATCACTGGTTGCAAAACTTTTCAGCTAATTATTTTCATACGTCGGAAAAATTTGTTATATTAAAGTATAATAACGAAAAAATGGGAGACACTCAATGCCATTAGACAAAATAACATATACACGAGGTATAAAATCAAAAGAACCTCAGGTAATAGAATTTCAAGTACCAACCGATTTGACTATAGAGCAATTCAAACTAACATGCAAACGACTTGCACACTCATTAGGATATAACGATGCTAGTGTTATCGAGCACTTCGGTAAAGATAAAAAAACAGGTGACCCTAATCAATTAAAATTATTATTCGATTAATTTATGAAAGATTTATTTTATATTTTTGTAGTATCATGTATGATGCTATTATTTACATATCAGACAATATGCCAAAAAGGTGAAAGAAAAGAATTAACTAAACAAATTCAGGAAAGAGATTTAATTATAGATAGCTTAACATTAGAGATAGATACATTAAGTCAAAAACTAGATATATTTAATTTCCAATTTTTGCAAAAAGAATGGAATAGTTTATTAGATGCTATTATAAGAGTAGAAAGTAGAAATGATGATTCTGCTCACGCCGTTGGAGAAGATGCCGTAGGCTGTTTACAAATAAGAAAGACTATGGTCGATGATGTAAACCGAATTATTAGAAAGCAAGGATTATGGAAAGTATATACATACGAAGATAGATGGGATAGAGTGAAATCAATAGAAATGTTTCAAATATATACAGATTATTATGGATTGGTAGAGGCTGAGGAAATTGCAAGGTGTTGGAATGGAGGTCCTAGAGGAATGAATAAAGAAGCGACAGTAAGTTATTGGGAAAAAGTACAAAAGGAGATAAATTCATGAATTTAACAGAAGAACAATTGCTCCAAAATTGGAATGACTTAATTAAGGTTATAGATGACAATTTTGAAGGAGACAGAAAAGAAAAATTAAAAGCTATGTATAGTACATTCCAAGAGAGAATGATGTTTACACCAGCTTCAGGAAATATAAATTATCACAATGCTTTTGTAGGTGGATATGTTGAACATGTATTAAGAGTATGTAAATGCGCTGAACAAACATATGAGCTTTGGAAGTCGATGGGCTCGTCAATGCAAGGTTATACAAAAGACGAATTAATGTTTGCTGCACTAAATCATGACTTAGGTAAGTATGGTGATTTAGAAAAAGACTTATATGTACCAAATCCAAGTGATTGGCATAGAAAAAATCAAGGTTCACTTTGGAATCTAAATCCAGAATTGAAGTGGATGCCAGTACAACATAGAAGTCTATGGTTATTACAGAAATTTGGTATTGAGTTTTCTGAAAATGAAATGATTACAATTATGGTACACGATGGTTTATACGATGAGGCTAATACTCAATACTTTAAGCATTATAATACAGATAGACAATTCAAAAACAATATGCCATTGGTATTACATCAAGCAGATTTGATGGCTTCAAAAATAGAAGGTGAAATAAACAAGGTAAAAGGCGAAGTTAAAAAAGCTTCGAATACAAAGCATAAAAAGAAGTCTTTAGATACAGCAACAGCTAATAAATCCGTTGACGATATATTTGCTGGTTTATTTGGAGATGATAAATGATAGAAGCTCTGTTTATATGTACAACAGTTATATTAGCATATTCAACTTTTAATTTAATGAAAAAAGTTGAAAGCTGCGAAGACAGTTTGTTGGAAACTGAAGACGAAATAGTAGAAATAAAAAACAAAATTAAAACTGTAATTACCACAATGAGAGAAATAGATACAAAAGGAGGATTTGAATCTGATGATGAGGTAGGTGTTATATTTGATGGATTAAAGGAGATTGTTTATGGTCTGGAGGATGACAATGACAAAGAAGCTTAGCCCAGTAGATAAATTTTACGAAAATTTGCCACAATATAAGGAAGAGCTTGAAAAACTTTTAGACCCGAACGTAAAACGCAGAGGTCGAAAAAGAAAAAACAAAATGTATTTCACTCCTATAAATGAAAAGGCTATAGTTGCTTATAACAAAGAAAAGAGTGAAGCTAAAAGAAATAAAATATATGCTGAGCACATACACTATCCTATATGGAAACTAGCACAGAATATAATAAATAGATTTAAGTTTCCTTATATGGATGGAAGCACAGAAGATAAGCAATATGAGGTAATTGCGTTTTTATTACAGAAGCTAAATAAATATACAGAAAATAAAGGTAGGGCTTTTTCATATTTTAGTATTGTTGCAAAAAATTATTGTATACAAACAAATAATAAAGCTTATAAAATGTTGAAATCAAAAACAGGATTGATTGCAGTTGACAGACAGAGAAATGTGACAAATGAATTGTTAACAACAGAAAGACAATCTGCGTTAAAAGATTTTATGGATATTTTTATAGAATCATATGACGAAGAGGTTGAAGATAGATATAACAAGCAGTCTGATAAAAAAATAGCATACGCTGTGTTGGAATTATTCCGACGTAGAGAAAATATAGAGAAATATAATAAGAAAGCTTTATATGTCTTGATTAGAGAAATGACAAATGAAAAAACACAAGATATATCAAAGGTTGTGAATATAATTAAAAAAGAGTTCAAACAAAGACTAGCCGAGTATGAAGGAATACAAGGTGAAGCGCGCGTTAATTAGTAGGTAATAATACCTTAATATAATTAGAAATGGAGAATTTTATGAGAACATTAATTTTAACAATTGCTTTAGTATGTGGATTTGCTTTCACATCTCAAGCTCAACAACAAGGTGATTGGTACGTAGGTGCTGGTGATATTTCAAATATCGCTTGGACAGACTGGTCAGTATCACCAACAATCGGATATGGAGTGACGTCGAACCTTATGGTTGGTGCGTCAATAAATCAAGCAGATTCAACTGCTGATATGGATATCGATTTTCATGCTAGATATTTCTGGAAAGGATTTTTCGGATATTTAGGATTGGATGGATTCAGTACAGATGGAATGACTGTAGGTGCTGGTAAAATGTTTACGATAAGGAATAATGTATATATTGACCCAAAGGTCATTTATAATACTGGAGAAGGGACCACGAATCTTACTTTAGGATTCGGTTTCAAATTCTAGTATTATATTAAAAATTAACGCGTAGGCAATTTTGCCGCATAATATATAAAACAAAGGAGATTTACTATGGATTCAGTATTTAAGATGGTAAATGGTTTTCTAGGAGGACTTGGAAAAGTTTTCATGGGATTAATTCCATTAGCGATTTTATGGTACGTATTAACTGGTGCTAATGTACTAGGAATGGACGTAGTCTCTAATCTTACTTCACTATTAACTACTTTAGGTAATGGTGGATTTATAGGATTAGTCGTACTAGTTATACTTGCTTCATTCTTTACAGATAAGAAGTAATTATAACAACATAGTTATATAATAGTTTTGAGAGAGCCTGGGGATAATACCCCAGGTTTTCGTTTTTTATATATTTGATATTTATATATAAGGAGAGTGATATGGAAATAAATAAAAATGAAGAGATATTTGAAGGTAAGACTTTTGAAGGTCTTATGAAAGATATTTACGATAATTCAAGAAAAAAAGAAGCTCAAATAAATGAGCTAATAAAA